GTGCCACCATCTACTTCACTTACAAGTAAGTCAACATCAGTATTTTCAAACTGTCCTGTGCTACTGTTGTATTTTAATATCTGACCATCTTGTAGTGATACAATTGTTACATCTTGTAAGCCATTTAAGTTTACTGCTCCCTGAACATCTCTGCCTTCTGGTAAGAAATGACTAACTGTTCCTGCGTTCAAACTAATAATACTCATTTATAACTCCAATGCGCTGTTGTATGTTGTTGCTGTTATTTCTACAGTGTTGTCTTCTGTAAGTTTAAGTTCTTGCACTCTCCAGTATTTACGTGTTTCACCTGCACCAGTTCCCCAACCAAAATCAGGATGTCTTATTTCAATAACATCACCACTTTGTAGCAACAAACCATTGTGTGATATTTCTAACTTAACAGTTTCTTCTACACGTGAATATTCCATCATTTGTGTAATTAAATCTTCCACAAGATCAGCATCTGTAATCATTGTATAATCTTCTTGTGTTTCCAAAACACTGCCATTGTCTTGTGTAATGTATGTGTCATTTTTAACAACAACCATGTCATCATTATATTTTGTTTCTGGGTTGTTGAACACACCTGTTACTTTGTTTAGTTTGCGTTCTTTTGTTGGCATAGAAAAGTCTATCTGCCCAATTATTTCATCTCTTGTAATAATCTTATAATCATCCAAGTTTAAGTGTTCATCTGGCTTTTTGATGTGTAGTTCATACTTGCCATTCTTAAACAATATTATACCATTACAGGTTTCCAATATCTCACCTACATTGTCAAAGATTTGTTTCTCAGTTTGTAGGAAACCATTTATGTTGTAACCACTAGCACTTCTGGCAGCTGCACAGTCTAGTCTTGCTTGTTGGAAACTTGCCAAGTCTATGTGTAGTCCTGCTTCATATGCTTCATTTTCATCTCTGTCCAAACCTTTGCCAAACTCTCTGCTGATCAGTAAGTCATACAATACATCTGCAGGGTTTTGATCTGCACCTGCTGTATAATTACTTGGAGTAAGGTCTGCATCAGTATCACCTGTTGTAAGTGTGCTTACATTTAATATCTTTTTACCTACCAAAACTGCTGTAAATGTTGGTAAGTTACCACCCCAATCTGCACTTGCTTGTAAAACCATTGCCAAATAACTGATACCACGCAATCTTGCAGTATCAGGCCACGTAGTTGTGCCTACACTTGTTTGTATTCTACTGTCTGCTTCTTGTGTTGTAGTTCCTGGATACCAACTTACTGTATAAGTTGTGTTACTGAACTTTGTTCCAGGTAAAAATGCACCTAAATCATAACCACCATCACTATTTGCTGTAAGTGTTCCTGGTGTTGTACCATCATTTTTGTCCCATACTTTTGTATCATTGAACCAAAGTTCAATCATGTCATCTATCTCACCTTCACACATAGCCAATACCATGTTTAGGTGTGTTGTGTTAGTGACTTGTGTTACATCTGGTTCTGCTGGATCTGGCACTGTAACTTCCTGAATATTACCTGCACCATCACTTGCTTCAATGAATACACGTGTGCCACCCATACGTTGCATACCATACAGTGGATAGATAGGATCATTGTTTGATTGTTTGTTTACCAGAACATTTGATCTGGCTGCACGTGCTTGTCTTTCTGCTTTCTTTTTTGCTTTACGCTGTTGCATATAGCTGAATGCAGCAATAGCAAGTCTAATTAAAAATTTTGCACCTATGCTAAGTCCCATAATTATGTCTCCAAATAGTATATGGCACTTCTGGTTCTACAAGTTCATGTCTGGTCATTCTATTTGCATTGTCCATTATGCCCCAGGCATAACCATTGCAAACTATGTAACTACTGGGAAAATATTTGTGATTTTCTACCATAATAATATCTCCATTCAGTGGCACTTTAACTTGTGTATATCCATTGTCTGGAAACCACTCATGAACTTTGGGAAACTTCTTTGCCCATCTAATTGCACTCTTTAAGTCATTGTATTTACCCTTGAAGGTATCCAGCTGGTTCTCACCAGTCATATGATCATGATATTCTAGGAAAAGAGTGCAACAATCATTCTGTCCACGCACCCAGGGTTGGTTTTGTTTTGTTCCTAACCAAAGGCCAAGTTTTAGTAGTTTATCCTGCTTCACGCCAAACAACCTCTTTTTGAACATCTACAGCATAATCAAAACCTGTATCAGTACTGTAAAACTCTTGTTGACTTTTACTGTTGGTGTATCTGCTGCTTACTCTGTCAAAGTCAGTCCAATGGCTGCTGGTTTGTATTTCAACTTGGGTGCTTTCACCTTCTGCTGCAAAGGTTGCTCTCATGTTATCAATATAACCTTTGTAAAGTGTAACTTGTTGTTCTACAGCATTGTCTACAATAAACGCTCTAAATATTGTTAATGGTCTATCAATATAATTCAAACTTTGTATTGTAATTAAAGCACTATCACTGCCTTCCATGTCAACAATACCTGCTAAACCTACATTTAGTTTTTCTACGCTAAAGTTTGCATTGTCAACAAACTCATCCATTTTTAACAGTCCACCTGCTGCAATGTAAGTGTTGCCATCACTCAGTGTAAGGTTATATGGTGCTTGTGTGTAATAATAATTGTGTGTTGCATCAATGTTTACAGCCACACAATCATAATACTCAATTACATCTTGTGCTACAATTTGTTCTAGTGTCATTGTCATTTGTAATTGTCCAATTCAAAACTTACACTTACCAAATAATAACCATTTGCATCTGTTGTATAGTTAAAATCATTACTTGCTAGTGTAACAACACATCCAGCTGGTTTTTTATATGCACTATCACCTTTGTTGTTGCTGCCTTTTACAGGATATGTAACACGTATTTTAGCTTCACCATATGCATTGGCATCTACATCAGTCAATACTGTGTGTAAATCTCCATTGTCATTACCACCATCTAAACTGATAACCTCACCTCTTGTAAATGCTTTGTTAGCATCACTAGCAAAGCCTTCAAACAATGCTGTTGTATCTCCTGCATTCATATCTTCTTTGAATATAGGATAAAGTGTACCATCAGTGTTCTGGCTCCAATCTTTCCACAAAATGTTGTTGCCATCTTTGTTCTTTAATTGGAATATAAATGGTATAGCTTGTCCTTGTGCTGCTTGTGCAACACCATGGAAGATCTGAAACTCTTCTTTTGTCATTGGAGGATATTCAACATCAAGTAACCATTTTGTAAAACCACTCTTACGTGCATACTTGATACCATTCTGGCTCTTGTTAACAATAGTTGGTGAATTCAGTGTAATCTGTGCGCTACTTGGTGACACATGTGTTGGCCATTGTTTTTTACCACTGCCTCCTACATAACTACTGTCAGTCCAAGCATCATCCAAGTCCCAGTTGTCTTGTTGACTTGCAATACTTTGTGCAGGTGGTGTATATGTATCTGGTACATTCTCTACTTTGAACAATATATCTTCTTGCTGAGGAAATGCACCAGGAAACTCTGTATCAAAACTAAAACCTGATACACGTCCATTGCTATCTGTGCTGACTGTTGTGTCAGGCCAGTGTTTATAACTAGCAGTTGGTCCAGGATAACCTGCAACTTGATAAGTTTGATCATCCAGTTGTGCATTGTTGACGTATGTAGCATCTCCTGTGCGTTGCATATATGTTCTGTTACCATACATATTGATATCTACACTTGCTACTCTATATCTGCTTGATTCACTTTCACTAATTGTAAGTGTGCCACTTGTTGCTCCTGTCAATACAGCACGTGGTATAATATTATCTGTTGCAGGCGTAAACACTTCAGCATAATTACCTTGTGTTGCATCTGTGTAACTATAACCTACATCAAATGTTGTAACATCAGTATATTCTGTGCCTGTTGTATTAGTCCAAACTTTACCTGCTGTAATAACACTGTCTAATTTATCTGTCATGTATGCATAGTTGTTGGCATCTACATCTACAATGTTCCACTCACTGCCTCTTTTAACAAGATCACTTTTGTATTTTGTTGTAACTTTAATTACACGTTGACCAAAACCAATTAGATCTTCACTTAATGTAGTGCCACCACTACTTAAAAATACATGTTTTACACCATCACCACTTGTATCATCAAAGTTATCTATAGTAACGTTATCTAAACTAAAATTTAAGTTAAGGTCTATTTTTTTAACAGGCCATAGTGCAAATGCTCCTAAGTTTGTGCCTGTTTCATCTGCTGTGTTTCTAAAAAAGTTATTAACAATAAAATATTGACCTGGTCTAAATGTATGATCCTCTAAAGCCATGCCTTCAATATAATTTTGGTCACTTTCTTGAACATAGATAATATCACCTGTTCTTAAACTAGATTCACACTGAATTCTTGTGCCAAAGTTATCTATAAAACCTACAGGCTTGTTGGCATATCTACGTGTGTATATTACTGTTTCAGTTTCATCACCTGGTCTATCATGATTGTAATAATTCTCCAAGTAAGTGTTTATAGCTTCATGACCTGCATTGTCAAAAATGTGTCCAACTACGCTGAGTCCACTAGGATCAATATTAAGGTTACCACCAATTGTTCCATCACTTAAGGCATCAAATACATAGAAAACAAAATACCCATTACTAGGAGCAAATTGTCTAAAACCTGTAACAATCATATAAACTGTGTTGTTTGTATAACCAGAGCTGTAACCACTGCTAACAATAGCATCTTCTCCAGGCTGTCCACTTACAGCTAGAAATAAATTATTTACAACAAATGGTGTGTTAAAGAATCTTTCTGGACTACCAACTGTGTTTGCTTCATACCAAAGATCATACATTTCAAAGAACAAATCTGCACTAGCTTGTGTCATTCTATCCCAACTAGGATCTGTTCTGTTACCATTATAATCAAATGTAAGCGTTCTCATGCCACTACCACTTGCGTTGTTTATAACACGTGATTGATAGTGTGTTAAACTACTGGTGTCATATGCTACAGTTGTTTCTGCTGTGCCACTATTATCTAATATAGGATAACCTTGATATTCATCATCACTTACACTCAATATGTTTGCTATTACATCACTACCTGTGTTTAAGCCACCTGATCTTCTACTTACAGTCCAACTTTGTTGTGCTAAGGTTAATGATAGTGTATTAAGATTAGGCACAGTTGCATCATCTAAAATAATTTGTGTGTTATCCAATATATTGCCACTATCACTATACACATTTGGTATATGAACTTTAAGGTCATCTGTAGTAACTAACGCTTTTTTAGCATTAACAACATTTGTACCCAAGTTTACTCTTTCATTGAATGTGCTGTCATAAAAAACATTATAATTACTGCCACTGTCTCTGTTTATGAACAATGTATCTGTTTTACCTATACCTGGTAATTCTGCACCTGTAATCATTTGGTGATTTGTCATAATCTCACCTGTATGATTACCTGTTGTGCCACTTATTGTGTATAAGAAACTATACACATCACCATTACGTTCAAAGCTAATTGTTGTATCTTTAACAAATTTGTTTGGATCTAAATCTGTTTTCCAGTTAACTGCATCTGTTACATCTGTATTATAATAAAGTTGGAATTGGTCTGTATCTGTCTTGTCTACATATAAATTAGCTTGATCATCTAATTCTGTGCTTAAACCTTCACCACTGCCAACAGGGCTGTGTGTTGTGCCATCATTAGGATCAAAATTAACTTGGCTACCTGTAGGAATATTGTCTGCTGCACTATCTACATTTACAGTTATTTTACCATCTTGATGTAAAACAATGTTATCAATATCTACATCATTTACTGACTGTGGAAAACTTAGTAAATTATCTCCAGCTGCATCCCAACTTACCTTAAATGCATTGGTTGTAGTTTCCTGAACATAAAATTGTAGTCCATTATAAATTGCAAAGCTGCCATCAAAATTACTCATTTCAACCAGTGTACCATCTTCAACATCATGTGCTGTTGCATTAAAAACTGCTGGATCAGTTGCTGTTGCACTGCTTACACTAGCATCTTGTAAGTCATAAAATTCAATCAATCTAGTAAGGTTATAATCTGTAGCAAGTTGTATTGTGTCAGCATCTATCTTTTTTACATATAGTTCTCTGTTGTTTAATGTGTCCCAACTATTATTGAAATCACTAAGTTTAACTTTTTGTTTATTGTATAAACCATGATCACTACTAAACTCTATATTACTGGTTGTTTGATCAACTGCTGTTGCGCTACTAATATCACTTTCAATAAGTTCCATACTTGCTTGTGGCCAAGCATGGCGCCAAAAGTCTAGCATACTGTTGTTGCCACCTTCATTTTCTAACCAACTTGCGTTGTTGAACTTACTCATATCAGCCATGATTTCATCTACAGTGCCACTGGGTGTAGTTCCTTCCCATGGCTTGTAGTCACCATCAACCAGTTCTTTGACACGTTTCTGAAAACCTACTGTGTCATCTCCCACATAGTCTGGATCAATATAATGATCACTTGCGTTATCTGGATATGTAAATATTTTCTTCATTTTTAGTAGATTCCTTGTTTACCACGTCTGTTGTAAGCATTTTGAATAATACCTTCAATTTGCTTTTTATTCTTTAGCAGGAACTCTGTGCCTGTTTGTGTATCAATTGCTTGTATAGTTATATTTACATTGGCACTACCACCAAAACTATCTTCATTGCTCAATACTCTTGCTGGGCCTGTGATAATTTCTGGTCCTGCCTCACCTGCAATACCAAACTTACCACTTGGTAGATAACCACCATCTGCAAAAAAACCACCAAAGAAGCTGCCAATGCCTCCAAATAGTCCACCAAAGAAGTCTTTGACACCACCAAATAGACCTCCTAGGCCACCTCCACCAAACAGGCCACCTAGTCCACCACCACCAAACAGATTGCTGATACCACTGAAGAGGCCACCACCTCCTCCACCAAATAGACCACCAAGTCCACCTGCACCACCTCCTCCAAAGAGGCTGCTAAAGATGTTGTTTAACTGGTTGCCACCATTTAGTGCATCACTGATCAAGCCCTTCATTGTGTTCTTGAACAAGCCTGCAAAATTATCAAAGTTTAGGTTGCCATTTACCAAGCCATCTGCTAATACATCATTAAACTGTGTATTGAAGTTTGTCATAAAGTCTTCTGTGCTTTGTGTTGCACTCTTCATACTACCTGCAATACCTTTTGACAGTTGAGTATTACTTTTCTTCATTTTGTCAGTTGTGCCCTTCATAACTGCTGACAGTTTTTCATAGTCACTCTGAACTTCTGCTACAGTGTTTGCAGTAGTTTTTGTTACTTCTCTATCCATAGCATGGAACTCTTCAATAATTCTGTCTTTTAGATCAGGAACAACTGAGTTACCAACCAAGTAATCATATGCACCATCCCATAAACTTTTTACATTTTCTACTGTGTCACTTGTTAAACCACTTACTTTGTCTTTAACACTACTAAATGTATCTGTAATACCTGAACCCAGTGCTTTTGCTTTATCAATAACTGGCTGAATACTTTCAATAAACTGGTTAAATTTATCAATAACAAACTGTATACTATCTTCAATAAGTTTAAATGCTTCTGGTAATAGTGCTAGTCCTTTGTCAATAAGACTACTAACAAACTCTTGTGCAATTTGAAGTTTTTCTGCCAATACTGGTAAGTATGTATCAACAAAAGGAGCAAGTGCTTCAATAACTACACCAGTTATTTCTGCCATTTTTTCAAAGCCTGTTCTCATCAGTGGCAGTAGTGTTTCTGCTATTGGCTGTAAAAACTCACTTACTTTAACTAGTGTGTCTATAAACAATTGGAATGCTGGCAGTATAAGTTCATTCAGTACTGTGCCCAACAAGTTAAACACTGGATCTAGTTTGTCCATTGCTGCTTTAAATGTATCCAGGAAGCCAGGTGCTTTTGCAACCAAGCCCTGAACAAATTCTGTCATTGCTGGTAATAATGGTGTGATTGCTTCTTGTAGTAGTCCTGTAAGTGCGCCCTGTAATCTGCTCAGAGCATCATTGAAGGCTTCAGCTTGCCTTGCATCTTCTAAGCTGACAATGTTGATATTTTCAGCTACATCAGCAAGAGCTGCCCCCACACCTACACCATCTTCTTCCAATTGTTGGAATAGTCCTAGGATTTTGGGACCAACTACCTCACCCAGAATCCTCTGGGCATCTGTCATGTCTATTGTGCCATTCTGCATGGCTTGTGCTACTGCTGTAAATAAGTCTGGAGTATCTTTCAGTTGACCATTTGAATCAAATATGCTGTCTCCCAGTTTTTCCATAACTTCAGCATATTGTTTGTTGCCATTAAGGCCTGCTTGCATTCTGCCCTGCAAGTTTCTAAAGGCTCTATCTGCTTCACCAGCACTGATACCACCTTCTTCCAATAGTTTACTGATAACCTGGAACTTAGCAAAACCTTCTTCACTGGTAATGCCTACATTTCTTGCTGCTTTAGCAAGATTGTCCATGTCATCAATAACTTTTTTAACTGTGCTTACTGCGCCAAAGGCTGCAATTGCTGCACCAGCCAAACCTAAGGCACCTTTGAACATTAAACTGCGTCTGGTTACTTTATCCAGATTGTTGTCTATGTTCTGTAAGGTGCCCCTTGTTTTATCTGTTGCTGTAAGTGTAATATTATGGTTGGCCATGTTTATCTTTTCCCTTGGGCTTTTGCAGCCTTTGCTTGATACTCATGGTATTTAGCCCAGCCTCTGAGCTCTACCATGCTCACGTTGTTCAACACCCACTCTACAGTTTGACCCATTTGCTCTGCTACTTTATAAATGAACAGAGTTTCAAGGTCTTGTGTTAGTTTCCCAATGCTTCTTTTGCTGCCTCTTTGGCTTCATTCATTTGACCTACAACTCTAATAATTACTTCTGGATCTACTTCACGCATCAATACAATTCTGTCTGCTGATGTGAATAGTTTTTTGCCTTCACTATCCAAACTTTTCTGAATAAGTGTTTCTACTAGAGCTTCAACAAGTTTGCCTTTGCTGTGTAATTCAATTACTTTTTGCTCTTGTGCAAATGTGCTTGCTGGTTTGAAATGAATAGTTGTTTGCCATTCTGGCACTTCAATCTTTTGTAGTCCTTGTGCTAGGACTGTTTGCATGTGTTCTTTTGCATTACTTAAAACTGACATCTTTATCTCCTTGTGTTGTCAATAGTTCTTTTGACAAAAGGTCTAGGCTGTTGCTGTGAATGACCTTCATCAAGTCTTTGTATGTAAGGCACGTCATTTCTAATAACAATTGCATTTCTGCCTGTGTTTACTAAACTGCTCATGTCCTTTACATTTCTCCAACCCTTTTGTGCATTACCTGTATCAATGGGGGTCTCACGCACTAAGTTTTGAAATAATCTCTGTTGATATTGATCTAAATCATGACCAATCTCACGTGATATTTGGCGCATTGCCTTATTACTGAAACTGGCCATGAATAAATCTCCCTTATGCTGGAGTTAGATCTGTTGTTAGAGAACCTGTGCCAGTGAAGCTTAAACTTACAGTTTGAACATCACCAATAGCTGCACTATTCTCAATGCTAGTTACTACTGCATTACCTGTAAAACTAATACCTGTATCTGCGTTGTCTGGATAAAAGATAAGAGCAACTTCACTGCCTACTAGGCCTGCACGTGCGTTTGCGTTGTTTGCATCTGCTGTACTGTCTGTAAAGTTTGCCTCACATGATCCTTCCCATGATAGCAAGCCTGTTTTGTAATCTTTCCATGTAGCACCCATGTATGCACACTCTAGCACTTCTGCGTTTTGTGTAACAGTCCATGAGGTTAACATAGCAACGTTTGATCCCCCAATTGAAAGGGCACCATCTTTACCTGAATAACAATCTGACATAATTATGTTTCCTTATGTTTGGTTAATATTATAACAGTATTCTATTGTGAATACCATTCTACAACTTGCAAAAGGTGCGCTTTCACCAGTTGTCACAGTCTCAACTCTGCTGAGACGTATATCATCCACTAGGTCTTCTAGTGTTCTATCTGCCATTAGTGTGTTTTCTATAGCTTCCACAGCAATGTTACGCTGTGTATCTCTTGATTTACCTCCAATAACAACAACTACTGCCATTTCCATTATGCCCTGGCGTGTGGTTCCACTTGAACCCATCACCATTGCAATATCTTCTATGTCTTCATCTGTTGTTTCAACATATACTGCTGGAAAGGCTGTTTTAGGTAGTTCATTGGGATCAATTGGATCCCTCTCAACTTTACCCAGTTTGACACTTCTTTGTTTTTTAAGAAGTTCAGTGGCTTTACTGACTATGTCTTCTCTACGTGCCATTATCTATACAACCTTGACTGATCAAACTCATAAACTTCACTGTCTTCATTTACAGATCCATCATCATTTTCATCATACTCAATGCCTAGTCCAAACTGTAGATCAAATTCTTCTTCAAACCTGTTTTTGTAAAATTCAAGTTGCTCTCTGAATGGATCACCTTCTGGTCTAAATGTAGATAACTTTGGTAGAATATAGTCAGCCATTGCTTTGTATACAGTTGCTTTTGTCCATTGTGATTCAGTCAACTTTGAGGCATCAAAGTTTTTGCGTGAATACATTTTGTTCCACCATTTATACTGGATCATGTTTGTGACATCAGTCTGTGCGTCTGCCAATTCATCAGTCCATGTATCTACCCCTTGTTCAAAAACTTCAGGACAGTATTTTTCTAAATCTGTATTTGTAGCAAATGCCATGTCAATCTCCTAGTGTTATAGTGGAGGACTATTGTCCCCCACAAGTATTATAATTATGCTGCGTCCTGAATTAGAACACCACGTGTTGCGTCAATTACGTCAAAGCCTGCTGCTACTGATGCTACCACATCAAAACCAACTGCTGCTGCTCTGCGCTCAACTTCTAGGTTTACACCACCTTGCATTGCACCACGCATTGCGTCACCACTGAAGATAGCCATCTTAGGATTTAGTGAACCTGCAATGTTTGTGTTGTTTACGTATGATGAAACAAAAGTTTGAACACCCGCAATCTGTCCGACATAGCCATTGCGTAGTGCTTCAGTTTGGAAGTCACCACCTGCGTATGCTGTGTTACCAATTGCTGTCATTAGGTCTGCGTATGCGTCTGTTGAAACTACACCATATAGTTGGCCTGTTTCACCAGCACCTCTGATTGTGCCTACTGCTGCAAAGATCTCATCTAGGTCTAGGTTGCCTGATGTGATTTCTTGTGCTGTTAGGTCTGCAAAGTGACCTGTTAGTGTTTTGTCTGCTGATGCAGCAATTGCGTTACCTAGGATGCGTCCAATTTCTTCTGTTGAAACGCCACCTAGATCTCTTACTACTGCACGTGCAGCGTGTAAGTCTAGTGCAATTGTTTTCTTTGTATCTGTTGGAAGAACACTGTCTAGGTCTGCGCCTGGTGTTGCTTCTGTTGAGATAACTGTTGCTGTTACTGCGCCCATTACAGGAACTTGTGCTGATGCACTACCTGCTGGAACATTTACCATAGGCACAATAGCGCCTGAAAGGTATAGTGATGCTTCCTGTGCTGCAAATACTGTTGCTGCTTTTGTTGGAACCATCATTGCATCTAAATTGATGCCTGATGCGTATGCTGAGTTAGCCATTTTAATGTTTCCTTATAGTTTACCCTCTGCCTTCATCTTCTTATAGATCTGTCTATGGCTAGGGTTATTCATATCAAGTTGTGATAAATCAAGCTCTGCCTGATTCATTGTATCTGTGTTGCCTGTACTTGCAGCACCACTTGGTCCTGCTGCTTTGAAATACTGGTTACTTGCTAAAAATTCATCTACTAGATTATCAACAGTCATTGGATCAGCGTTATCTGTATACCTTGGTTGTCCATCTTTATCTGTTACAACCACTTGACCATTGTCATCCAGTCTAACTGAACTACGCAATAATTGAGCTACATGTTCAGGGCTAAGTGCTTTGGCTTTGCTACTAGCATTGATGAGTGCACCATCAATCTTAATAGTTTCAAGTTCATTACGTAATCTAGTGATTTCAGCGTCACTCTTCTCACGTTGTTTCTTGAGTAAACCATCAAAGTCTTGCTTCTTGATCATTTGCTCTTCCTCTACTTGTTCTTTCAAACTTTTGAGTGCTTGGTATTCACTTACGTCAACACCTTCATATTTCTTGTTGACTTGTGCAACACGTTTGCCAATTAGTTCATTCACTTCTTCTTGTGTGAACATCTTGGTCTCAACCTGGGATTCATTTGTTTGGCCTGATTCTGTTGCCCCAGTGTCAACATTCTCAGTAATACCATGAGTTTCATCTGTCATGTCAGTATCCTTTGTAAGTTAGGGTTTCATCACACTAGGTGTGATACTTTATATCTTTATTTAGTCTTCCAGATTTTCCACAGGAACCCAGTAGTGTCTACAGTTATAACCACCTCTCACTACAAATGGATCTCCTGGTTCCTTGCCCTTCCATTGGCCACCCCAAATGCTGTTGATATCTTCCTCACTTAGGGTCATACCATCCAAACCTTGACAAAATGGTCTACTTGTTTCAATAACACCACCTGCATAGGTCCATTTTTCTACATTGTTGCGTTTTGCTACACCACTTGCGTAAGCACCTGCAAAGTTCATCACACCATCATTTACTACAGCCTTTGTTTGATCTCTTAGACTGTTGGCAGTGTTTATTGTAGGCGTCAGCCTACGTATTTTAGCCACTTGCCTTCCATATTCCTCACTGGTGTATCCTCCTCCACGCATCATACGTTTTAACTTGCGTTGCTCACGTCTTACAGCAGGGTCCTCACTCTGAAATAAAACACCACTGATCCTTCCTCTTGCTTGTTGCACTATCTGATTTGTAGCCAAACCAGCTGCTGTTCCTAATGCAACTACTTCTAATATACCCTCAGCACCACCTTCTACTGTGTTGCCAATTGTATTTGCTGTTTGATCAGTAAGTATAGTTTCTGCACTAGTATCTTCTGCTGTTTTAGGAAAGCCTACACCACGCTGATAGTCTTGACTGATATCACGCATCTGTTGACTTTGTTGTTTTATTTCTGCGCTGTATCTTTGGAATGCACCTATCAGTGGTGAACGTAGTGTGATAGGATCATAACCCTGGGCAATCAAATCTGCCACAGCGTTTTCAAGACTTTTAATGCTATCAAATACACCTGCTTCTATATCTTCAATTGTGTCACTGATAACCCTGTCATGCTTTCTGGTATCAAACGCCATCTACGTGTGTGTATCCTAATGCTGCTAGTTCATTGTGTTGTTGTTCAGTGTTTACAGTTACAGCATCTCCATCTGGTGATACCATTACGTGTGGTTCAAAACTACTATCCATACTGTTAAGTATTTTGCTTTGTATTTGAGCATCATCAACAGTAAGTGCAACAATCTGTCTGTCCAGTTCCATTTGATACTGTGGATTTGTTACACCACTTGTTCTAGCTTTCATTAGGAAGTCTAGTTCTAGGTGTTCATCACGCATGTCAAAACTTTCTGGATATTCTAAACTAAAATCTTCTGGCATATTGAGTGCTTGCCAATCTAACCAGATCTTCCACATAGCAATTTCTGTTTCACGTAGTGTATCACTCATGTCACTAAGTTTAGCATTTAACATTTGACGTTCTGTTTGTAGTGCAACGCCTGACATAGGTGAACCTGTTGTTGCTTGTATTGCACTGGTGTGAGTCATACGCTGTATAGCTTCTACTGCTTTATCTACAGTCTTTAAGATGCCATCAATTGTTTGAGCACCTGGCTGAAGCAAGTATGGTTTAAATGCTGCATCACTTCCTTCTTGTACTGTAATGATACCACCTGCACCTGCGTTTGCATCTGCATCTGGTGTTTTTACCAGTGTAGGGTGGCTACTAATTCTGATTGACTGTTCTATTTCTGATAGGCAGTTGTAGATAAACTTTTGTTGGTTTGCTACGTCACCAATCAAACTTACACCTACACCTTTGGTTGGTGACTTTAATGGTGCATGGAAAACAAAAGGAATATATCCCAGTGGGTTTTGATATTCATCATAACCCGTAATCTTTTCAGCATTACCATGTTCATCTTTGCTTACCACATACTTGCAAATTTTATCTGTATACCAACATGTGTATACAATTTGTTCATCATTCTCACTCTCACGCACTTTGATGTAGTGTAAGACTGGCTTACCAGCTAAGTTGCGCTCATAATACCAGTCCAACACATTCTGGGGGGTATAAATTGCTGCATATGCACGTATGCCTAGTGCTATTTCTTCTGCTTGTGTTTCTACTTTGTAGCTTGCTTTGTCTACCAATATCCAGCAAGCGCCTGTTACCATTGCAAGATCCTGTGCACCTTTCAAAAAACTATCCATGCCCTGGCCTTCCTGGTCTGTGTCAGTTAGCCAGTCATGTACTAGTGGATTGTTTGCTAATAGTCCTAGTTCTCTTTTGGGTAATGTTCTAAATAAAAAGGATCTATAGATGTCTATAGTAGTTTGCACATGATTATCTAGTGGTGTGCTATTCAGTCTTTTTGCATACTGATCACCTGGCGCACTGTCCTCACCAATATACTTGGTAAGATAATAACCATTTTTGTAAACTTCACCACCAACATAAGACTGATAGTGGTAATTAGCTACTTTAGCCACATCCTTATATTTTGGGTGAACTTGTTCTAGTTGTTCTAATGTTAACATGTTATGTTCTTCCTATAGGTTGGAACCTAGTGCTGATCAGGCACTACTGTTATTTATTAAAAGTGTCCAAATGTCTCTGGACCCCTATTCTCTTGAACAGGTCTACGTATTGGATTCAACCAATGAACCAAATACCCTAGTGCATCATTCATGTGATCAAGACCACTTGTCTTGTCTGGAATCTGTGTTCCTTCTTTGTATGTTTGACCTGCTAAACATTTAATCACATTCTTACATTTAGGTTCTACAGTTAATCTAACTGCTCCCTCTGCACTCAACAGACTTGCATTTACTGCTGCAATTCTGTCCTTAACTGGTGGATTTACGCCTTTTGCCTTAATGGTGAAACCAGACTGCCTTAGTATGTTATGGTCACTGGTATTACTACTGGTCTTACGTGCTTGGCCACTAGCATCAGGGTATATCCAGCCTCTGTGGTGGGGATATCTATTTTTGATCTCTTCAGCCATTTCATAAGTATTGCTGCCTTGCATAACAATCTCATCAATGACGTGGATCTCATCCCCTGTCACTCTACATATTGCAGCAACTAAAGGTGTAATATTAAAATCCATTGCAATATGTAATATTTCATTACGTGGTATATTATCTATAGGTTTTCTAACAATGTTTCTTTCAGGATGCCAATTATAATATATAGCACCTGCATATGTTTCAAATGTAGCACAATATTCTTGATTAAATTCACGCTCACCAAGATCTGCTTTAGCTTGTTCTATTTCTTCTTCACTTACCATACCACCTTCTAGAGTTGTGCTTTGGTAAGCCCACCAGTCTTGAGCATGGTGTGCAAACTGATATAAATCATATACCCAGTTACTTGTTCCTTTAGGTGTAGTAATAAACATGGCGTGACCTTGTTTGTCTGATAGTGCAGGTCTCAAAACTTCAGTCCAGGTCTTGCTGTCTATCATACTAGCTTCATCCATAACAAGATAATCAATGCTTACACCACGCAAGCTGTCTGGATTATCTGCACTACGCAGGTGTATGATTGAATTGTTTACCAACCTAATAGTTAAATCACTTTCATTTATTTTTTTAGCCCATCTACAGGCTATCATTTTCTCTTTGAGGTCATCCCAAATAATCTGTTTGGCCTGTCTGTATGTGGGAGCAACATAAAAGATCTTCCTGTTGGGATAACGTGCAAACTTAGCCATCTGACTCATACTCAAATAACTTTTGCCCCAACGTCTTCCTGCAACCACTACCTTGAATCTGGCAGGATTGTCAGATACAATCTTTTGAACATCACTCAATGGCATTATTACTTGCCATATCCCGTTTTCTTTTTCTTCTTATAAGCCATTTGTGACTACTCCCATTACTACGCTGCCTACTAGCAGAATTAATATTGCGTATAATCTCATGTCCATCTTTTCAATCATTTTGCTTTGTTTTTCCATATCACGCTCAATATGAAACAAATGATTGTCTTTAATTGTTTTTATATCACTTTTGATATCCTGGATATCAGCTGTGTTCTCTTTAACTTGTCTATCTATTGTAGGCATCAGTCACTCCATGGTAATATCTGGTTGGAGTCTTCATCTACAGGATTATCACTTTGCCCCAACATGTTTTTACCTAACCATATTTGCATGGTGGTATTGTTTTCTTCTATGGCATTTCTCCACTGCGCCCTGCGTAGCTTTATTTTGCCTTCACTTTGTCCAGCGTGGACTGTGTCCATGTATTTACGCTTGATGGTATCAGTACTACAGCCCATCACATGCGCTATCTCTTTCACAGTGCATTGTATTTCAGCCAGACGTTTGACCTGCTCAAGTTCTAAGTCACTAAACTCATGTGCAGGCCTGCCTCTGGTTTCTTTTTTATCTGGCTCACTCATTATAATGCTGTTGTATCTACACTGTGCCAAGCACCATCAATTCTCATCAACATTCTGTTGGCTGTGCTATCATAAAACTGTTGACCATCTTCTGAAATGTCAGTCCAGGCAGGTGTTGCACCTGTATACAGTTTCAGTTGCTTACTGGTTGTGTTAAAAAAGTATTGCCCTCTTTCCAAACCTGTGGTTGGATCAGTAGTTCCACTTTGAATTCTTGCAAATTTAACAGGTGCGTTTGTTAAGACTTGTTTAACATTTGCTTCAATATAGTTCTGACCTTCCTGTTGTTCATCTTCAACATTCAGTCTTGCATAGTGCTTTAATGGTTCATTATGCACATAACCAACTTCAATTCTGCCTACATTGAAACTACCACTGTTGGGTATTTCATCTCCTTCAACTCTAAAGTTAAAGTTTTGTTTGTATGCAGTGTCATCATCAGGAGTATAATCTGTAAAGTCAATTGTATTCCTAACCATGTCATGGTTAGTTCTAGTTGCAGGATCCATTTCAGTAGTGTTTGTAAGGTTTAGGTTCTGATCACCAATATTGATTCTTAATGGTTGGTTTATCTTATCTCTAACTTCTACTTCACCCTGTAGTAATGTAACAATTGTGCCACCATCATTTTTAAGTTCCAGTGCTTTTGTATTTGCTGTTTCTAATGGTGCTACTGTGCCTGTTCCATCTCCACTATCA